GGAATGTTTCTGTGCTGCTGTGATTGAAAAATAACTCCGCAACAATGGTCTGCCCGTTCCTCTGGGTCGTGATGATATTGTCGGGGGTCTGTTCTGCCATAGGCGGCTCCTTTCTCCGGGCGCAAAAGAGGGATTTCCCGTAGTTCGGAAAATCCCTCTTGGTTGACGGTTATTCTGTTTTACTGTGCGGGCTGTGCGGCGGCTGCCTGCGCCTTTCTCTTTGCCCGGTATTCCCGCGCTTTCATGCGGTCATACTCCCGCTGCTTTTCAAGGTTTCTCGCCCGGTACTCCCTTGAATACTGCCGGTGGTAGGCGCGGCTCTTTTCCTTTTTGGCTTCTTCGATTTCCCCCCGCATTTGCTGGATTTCCTGCTCGGTCGGCTCTGCAAGCTGTGTCACTTCGTTCTCAAACTTGCCGATATAATTGAAATATATGCTGATGTGCTGGATTGCGTATCTCGCCCTTTTCTGGTCGCGCTCATGCACTTCAATCCGGCTGATAAACTCGTTGAGAATGGCGGGGGTAAGCTCGGTAAAGGCAGCATGGCGTTCCGTCAGCTTCAAAAACTTCTGCGCCCGTCCTCCCGCGTTCTCATAAGCGGATAGCTGCTCTTGGAGCGTGGCAAGCTCCGCTTTCAGCGTGTAGTATTCTTCTGAATACTTCTGCGACATCTGCTCATAGCGGTCTTGTGAGATCGCGCCGAGGGCGTTGTCCTCATAGAGCTTGTTCAGCACCTTGTCAATCTGTTCAAGGCGCGTCGTGATTTGCGGGATACGCTTCTGCTGTTTCTTGGTCTGGTTGGTCTGCTGCATGGCAAGGTTCTTTTTCACTAAGGCTTCAAACTCCGCCCGATTGCTGATAGAATAGTCCTCGATTTTCTTCAGCACTTCCGCGATGGTCTGCATGAGCAAGTCCGCGTCCATGATGTGCGGGGAATGGCATTTGGGGTTCTTGGCTTTTCCCTTGTGGTACTCGCTGCAAAAAGCAACATGCCGCTTGCCGCCGTTCCGGTAATCTATACGAATGTGCATTTTTGCGCCGCAGTCCTTACAGAAAAGCAAGCCGGACAGAGGGTGGATTTCCCCGTCCCCGTTGGGGCGTCTGACGGGTGCGTTTTCCAAAATCCGCTGTACGGTTTCAAAATCGCTGCGGCTGATAATCGGCTCATGCACATTTTCTGTGATGTGCCACTGGCTCCGGTCTACATAGTGGTTATGTTTATCCCGGAAATGCTTTGTAGTCTTGAAGTTGACTACATCGCCGCAATACTCCTGCCGTGTGAGGATATGGGTCAAGGTGGCTTTGTTCCACTTGCAGCGGTTATCCTCGTTGAGCGTCTTATTTTTACAAGTTCCCCGTCCTCGGTCTTTCATATAGAAAGTGGGGGTAGAGATTTGCTCGTTTTTTAGATGCACGGCGATTTGGTTTCGGTTTTTCCCGCCGATAAACAGACGGAAAATCAAACGGACAACCTCGGCGGCTTCCTCGTCGATTATCCAAAAATCCTTGTTGTCCGGGTCTTTGACATAGCCGTAAGGGGCTTCGGTGACAATCGGCTTTCCACTCATGCCTTTGGTCTTAATGCCCGTTTTCACTTTCTTGCTGATGTCCTTTGCGTACCACTCCGACATGATATTGATAAAGGGCGCAAACTCCAGCGTGTCGGGCTTCTCGCTGTCTATGCCGTTGTTGACCGCGATAAAGCGCACGTTGTTCCGTCTGAATATCTCCATCGCGTTGCCAACTTGGAGATAGTCGCGCCCCCAACGGGTAAGGTCTTTCATAATGCAGACACCGATTTTCCCGTTTTCCACATCGTCCATCATGCGGGAGTAGGCGGAACGGTCAAAAAACCTGCCGCTTTCGTCATCGTCGATGTAGTGCCGGATATTGGTTAGGTGCTGCCCTCTGGCATAGTTCTCCAAAAATATTTTTTGGTTCTGTATGCTGTTGCTCTCGCCGCCGTCCCTGTCCTCGTCGCCCACGGAAAGGCGGGAGTAAAGGGCTGTAATTTTGCTATAATCAGTCATGTGCATAACCTCCTGTGCGTCCATGTATGTGTCATTTACACTTAAAATTATGCACTCCAGCGGGCGCTGCCGTACTCCTTCTGCGGTACCAGCCGATGACCGCTGTACTTTATGCAGAGGTAAGCAAGACCCGCTAGCAGAATAGCCCCAACACCGCAGCCTACAGGAATCGGCGCAGAAGATAGCTGCAAGGGATGCAGTACAATTTTGCTAAGATTTACCGCGGCGGCAAGTCTTTGCGTAACTGTTCCGGCAGCTGATACATAGAGAAGTCCTGCTCGGTTACCCAGCCAAAAGCAGCCCAGACTTGCAGCAAGACAGATCAGAATTTGCTTTGTGCGCTGTTCCTTCATAGCCGCTCACCTCGCTCCTGCGCCGGCGGCGGGCGGTGCTGGTTCAACTCCTTTGTGCGTTGCATAGCCCGTTCGGACAACTCCTGCAGCAGACTGGTGGGACGTTCCTTGCCGCGCGCAGCAATGCAGTTTTCAATGGCGGTCTGGATGCGGTCCACGTCCTGTCCCTTGAACCACAGGTTCAGCTGTCCAGTGTCCTTGTCCTTGGTAATGGCAAAGTCCACCGAGTATTCCTTGAGCTGCCGCCTGACATAGGGCAGGGTTTTGTCGTTCAGCTCCACCGAAGCGAGAGCCTGCGACTGCCGGTTCAGTGATTGAATTGATTGCTGCCCGTATTGCCGCGCTTGCAGCATACTGGCAACCGTCTGCAATATCCCAAAGATGCCCTGCCCGGCAAGCTTGGCTGCGTTGATTTGCACCCGGATGGCCGTTTCTTCTACCATACGGCATCACCTTCGCTTTCTCCGTAATAAAATTTCAGCCTCACCACGGCAGCGGAGCGCCGGTGCGTCGGGCGTATGCTTCGATTCCTTTTCCCAACCTGTATTGTTGCAGACGGTCCGGCAGGCTGTATTCCAGTGTGCGGACTTTTACATGGTGCTTCATTGCGCGCTTGGAAAAGGCGTACAGGTACCGCTCCTTGCCGCTGATCTGCCGCATACGGCAGACATACACGAAGTTGACCTTGCCGTCTCTGATACTGCGCAGCATACTCTGATATCCATCGCGCAGCGGGCCGTGCCCTTTATAATCGATGCTGCCGCCGACTACCGTGCAGCCGTCGTCACCGGCCTGCCTGCAGCAGGCATCGTAGCTCGCGCGGGTCGCTGCGCAGTCATCGGGAATGCGCGCATACACCAATGCGCGGGGCAATTTTTCTTGATTTGGCATTATCTCTCTACCTCCAGCTCTTGGTCATAAAAGCTCAACTGCTCGCCTTCTAAACGGAACCGCAGGTCCAGCTCGGCAAATGTGAAATTCCGATTGAAGCGCTCTGTCGCCTTATTTGGCGTATCCTGCAATTCCAGCATCAGCTGCCACAAGTCAGGATGCGCCCGGTACAGATGCCGCAGCTCGGTCATGGACGCATTAGGGCAGAACCAGCACCCGCCGCGGTGGCTGTACTCATACAGCGGGGACAGCAGCCCCTCCTGCCTGCACATGGCAAATGCATCCTGCTCTGTCACGCCGTACTTTGCCATAAGAGATACCTGGTCAGGCTTTAACCGCTCCAGTCTGATAGGCTCATCCGCGGCAAGACCTAAATAGGAAACCGTACCCGGCGGCAAACTCTCTTTATAGGCTTCCAGTGGCGGGACCTTGCAATCTCGTTGAATTACACAGCGCCCAGCCAGCGGAAAAGCGGCAAGCTTTCCCTGTGCGTTGCCGCGGCTCACTACATGGTAAAAGCAATCCAGATACGTCTTTTCAGCGTGCAAAACCCTTGTGGGGATGCCGCGCTTTTCAAAGTACGGAATTGCTGTCTCATAGATAAACCGCGTATGCTCGGGCAGTTCGCCGGAAATCTCCTTGCTGAACATGACCTCAGTGTATATGATTTCGTCCAGCGGTTCGCCATGCTGTAGGGCCAGCAGCGCTGTTGCATTGCTGTCTTTGCCGAAGCTTGAACAGATGATATGCTTCATATTACTCACCAATAAAAATAGGGCGGCCCGCGAGAGTCGCCCATACCATGTACGTGTTTCATAGGTTTTTAGTGCTCACTCTCATCCATTTTTGATTTGCGGCGCTTGTATGCAAGAATTCCGAAACCGACGATAGACCCAAAAACCGCCGCCGAAAGCAGCGCAAACGGGAATACATCGCCCGTTTGGGGAATAACTGGCATCGGCGTAGGTGTTGCCGTGGGTGTGCTTGCCGGTGCAGGAGAAGGCGCGGGCGTGCTGCCCGGCGTCGGCTGCGGCGTATTGCTCGGGGTGTCCTCATGCGGTGTTTCCTCGGGGATGCGTGCATCCTTCATAACGACAGTCTGAAGTTCACCGGTGGGCAGCACGGTAAAGGCAATGCTTTCCGCAAGCTGATAGCCATTGGGGGCGGTAATCTCGGTCAGCGTATAGTCACCGGCAGGCAGCTTTTCAATATAGTGGGGCTTGTCCTCGGAAACCCACTGTGCAACCATGTTGCCGTCCTTATCCTTGATGACCAGCTCAGCGCCGGGCAGCTCTTTACCCGTGGCAATGTCAACCTTGGAGATTTGTACCCTGGTAATGTCATCTTTCATGATTACCGTGGCATCGTCCAGCAGCTCCCATTCCTCCCAGGGAATGATCCAGAGCTTCTTTTTATCCTTCAGATAGTAGACGTCTGCCTCGTCCAGCTCGTGGCCGTCGGCGTCCGTTTTGCGTTCCAGTCGGAAAACAATGTCATCCGCAACGGCATACCCATCAGCAGGCCGCTTTTCTGTCAAAGTGTATTCTTCGTCAAAATGCAGCCCCGTCACACGGTGCGGCGTGTCGGTGGATACCCAGGTGTCAACAACGTTGTCCTTCGTATCCTTGATGATCAGCGTAGCACCGGGCAGTTCTTCATCGTTGGTCAAATCTCGCTTACTCACCCACATTTCAGTAGGCTTGTTGGCGCAGGTGCTGTCCAGCACCTGCAGGACCTCGCCGTCATAGGTGAAGGTGACATCCATCTCTGCATCGTTGAGATAATAGCCCAGCGGGTTGCGCAGCTCTCGGATAAAGTAATTGCCGCTGTTGGTCGAGGCATCCAACCGGTCACTCTGGCCGTACCACTCGCCGCGGATGGGAACATCGCAGTTGAAATAGGTGTAGCCGTCCGCAACAGTCTCGGGACTGGTGGAAATCAAATCACCGGCAGAGAACAGTTTGTTGCCTTCCACGTCGTAGATGTCATCACGGGTGTACAGGTTGAACACGGCACCGGCCAGATATTTGCCGGTTTCCTGATTGATCTTGTACACACCCACGCGGGCATGCTCACGGTCATTATAGAAACCAAGGGTCTGCTGTTCAGCCAGTTCCGCAGAGGCTTCCGATGCGCGTACAACATCAAAATGCTGCTCATCATCTCTATTTTTGACGATGCTCTTTGCCATGACCACATCGTTCAGCTGGTCATCCCAAACAAAGGTCACATCGTAGCTGTCCGCCGTGCCAACATACCCATAGGGCGGCTTGGTTTCCTCTACATGGTAGCGGCCCAGCGGCAGGGTGACGCTGACCTCGCCGAGCGTGCCGTCATGGATGACCGACAGAAAATCATAGGTTGTCTTGGTGCGGGACGGCGCAAACACAGCCGTATCACAGGTGCCGTCGCCGGTGGTAACAACTGCCACCACGTCACCCTTGGCATACCAGAGCGTGCGGCTGCCGTTGGCATCCAGCTGGCGGTCCTGCGTGTAGATGTCCTCGGCAGCCGTAATGGTGTATTCCGCACCGGCCAGCGGGCGCAGCGTATAGGCAAAGTCGGAATCGGCCTCGCCGGTCATCCAGGGGTCAATCAAATCGTTGGTTTCGATCTTTCCGGTCAAGGTCTCGCCGGTCTTACGGATAGTCAGTTTGCCCAGCGTTTCCTCATTCCAGTAGTCCTCGCCGATGACCAGCGTGTCCATGCCGTTTTCATTGTCATCACCGGTGGCCTTGTAGATGCGGTCCGTGGAAATATCGAAATCGACATAGTAGTTGCTGCTGTCGGCCCATTCGTTGTAGAAGCCGTCCGGGCCGACAGTCTCCACAATGCGGTACTTGCCCAGCGGCAGCTTTTCAGGCAGGGTCAGGATACCTTCCTCGTTGGTGTAGAAGGTATCCACGTTCTTGGTCAGATGCCCGTTTACCGTGTCCGTCATCGTGACCAGCTTGGGCTTCCCGTTTTCCAGCCGATAGTTGCCGTTGTCATCCAGCCAGTAGATCTGGAAGGCGGTGTTCGGCAGCAGGACCGGTTTGCCGGTTTCCGTATCGAGTTTCGTGATTTTTAAATACACTTCAATCTCCTCATCCAGTACCGTAAATTTCTGATAGGAATTCGATGCTTTCATTACACTGTCCTTCGGCGTGGCCATCGCGCCCCAGGGGTTGTTGTCCTGCTCGGGGTCGATACTGACCAGGAACGGCTCCGCCTGGAACAAATCGTGCGGAGTGGTCGTCTCCACGACCAGATAGGTGCCGTATGCCAGGCCCTGCACACGGATGCAGCCGGAATCATTGCTGAAGATTTCGGCCAGCTGATACTCATTGGTGCGGCCCGTGGGCTGCCAGCCGTCGCCTTTGCCGTTCTTGTTGTCGCCCGCCGCAGTCAGCGTTTTGTTGTAGGCGGCAATTTCATCGGCGTTGACCTCGTAGGTCTTGGCAATGGCCTGCGTCTCACCGGAAAAATCCCACTTGGGGTGCTCGTTGTCGTATTCCTTGTTGATGTAGGCATCCAGAATGCTTTGCAGAGTGTAGCTTCCGGTGCGGGTCTGGTCAAACTGCTCGACCTTGGACAAGTCGGACACAAGATAGAAGGTGAAGCCTGCGCCTTCCAGCTCCAGCCCATTGGACTGACCGCTGGAGGAGACGACCTTGCTGATCTCCACGTTGCCCTTGGCAACCTGATCCTGACTTTCGGTCAGGCTGTTGTCCTTGTGGATGTGGTAGTTGCCGTTGTAGGCCGCGGTATCACCGGCAAAGGTGGTTTTCTCCACATACCAGCCCTCGTCTGCATAGCTGGGCGTGATGTAGTAGTTGTGCTCGTCGCAGAGATACCCGGGCGCATAGGACAGGTAATAGGCATCGTAGGTCCAGGTGCCGTCCAGAGCCTTGCTCTTGGAGATGGTGCTGAATTGGTTCTTGTATACCCAATCTGTATACTGCCCGTTGCTGGCTGCCAGCGCGGCAACCTGCCCGGTAGCTGCCTTGGTGCGGCTATCCACCGTAGGATAGGTGCCGGAAACAGCAAGAGCGCCCTCACGCAGCGGAATGACCGTGCCGGTGGAGCGCTCTACAACATAATATTTACCGAGGTACAGGTTGGAGAAGGTCAGCCAACCGTCCTCGATTTTGGCACTGGCTACGAGATTGTCCTTTTTCAGCACGGGCAGATAATCGCTGATCCACTGCCCGCTATTGTCACGAATCGTAGTGTGCCAGAGGGGATTGCCGTTGGCATCTACGATTTTGGAATAATCCACAACGCCGGTCACACCATCAGGGTGGGTAATATCCTCGGCGGCGTACAGGTCGTACACTGCGCCGTCCAGCACGGCATTGCCGTGAGCAGAATCGCCAGTAATATAACGCTGTGCATCCAAATCAACCTTGGAGATGCTGATTTCACCAAGCGTGCGGTCATTTTTCATGATGCCGTCCGCCGCCGTGGTGGTGTAGCTGTCCTCATTGGCAGCCTTACCGCTGGAATCGGTGGTATAGCTCCGGGAGGCATCCTTGGGGGAGTCATAGATGGTGACGGTGGTTTCTACGCCGCCGCTGGTCACCAGCTTTGTGCCGCCCTTATCGCCAGTGGCAATGTCGGCATTGTAGTCACCATTGCCCAGCCACAGGACGAAATTGTTGTTGTCAGCCGTAATTTCCACATAGTAGGCGCGCTTGCCCAGCGGCGTGCCCGCCGTGCCGGGATGGTCAACGTCTGTCCAGTCGCCGAAATACCCCGCGGGGGCCTTCGTCTCCACAAGGATGAACCTGCCCTCATTGCGCTGCGTGTAGTACAGTGTATGGCGCATCGTGTCGTTTGTGGCGTAGGCGGCGTTGTTGATGACGGCATAGGTGCCGTCACCCTGGCGCTGAACGCTGTAGGTGTTGTAGCCGCCCGTGGGCTGGTATTTGCCGGTCACGACGTCCCACTGGTAGATTTCATACCGGGCATCACCTGCAATCTGATTGCCGGTCTCGCTGTCGGTCTTTTTGATGTTGATCTGCAGCGACCACTCAGCATTGCGCATCTCATAGGCATTGTTAGAGTTGGCCGGTACCGTAATGGTCTGGTGACTGCCGTTGCTGCCCCAGTAGGATTCAAAACCGTAGGGAATGGTGACTTCGTCATAACGGAACTGCAAAGATGCAAGCTGTGCCTGCGCGCTGGCAATAGCATTATTTACAGCGCTCTGTGCTTCTGCCTGAATGGCGGCAACCGCAGAATCGCGCTCGCTGTTGGCGGCAGCGTCCGCAGCTTCTTTCGTAGTGTAGGGGCCGACGCTGCCACTGCGGCCATCTACGGTCTTGGATACAGTGTAATGCACAGACCAGCTGGCAGATGCTGCACCGCCGTTAATCTGGTAATTGCTGTCGTTGGTGTGGCCGCCTGTAGTGACGGTCTGCACACCGGCAGGGGAGATGCTCCAGCTGCCGCCGTCAATTGTTCCAGACTTGGTGATTGGCTCGATTTCAATGGTCGCACCGTCCACCTTTTCCAGCGTTTTCAGCTGGATCTTATCTGTGGTGATACCATAGGTCAGATCCACGGTGCCGCTGGCAGTCTGTGCAGGGGCTTCCCAATTGGCATAGTACTCCTGTACGACAGGCTTCGGCTCTTCAGTTTCCTCCTCACTGATTTCAGGGCCAATCAGGGCAACGGTCTGCCAACCGCTGCGCGCAGGGGTATAAATGTAGGTGTAGTAGCCGCGGGGCTTTGCATAGGCAACAGCGCCGTCCAGCAGGGCCTGCGCGGATTCCAGATAGATTTTTGCAGCAGTGCTCTCGGGATAATTTTCAATCAGCCACAACTGGGTGTCATCGTAAATCGTGTAGCAGAAATCCAAAAGAGAGATTCTTTCAGCATCTTCTGCAGAAAAAGCGACGGGCGCATCGGGCAGCAATTCCATAGACAGCTGATCCAGACCGCCCCAGATGCGGTACTGGTTGCCGTAGTGGTCACCGGGAATGCACTGATCCGCGCTGACCAGAGAAGTGTTCGTATAAGTGTACGGCGGACAGCCTTTGGGCTGGCCGTTGGCACCGTGGGTGCAGCAGTAGGCTTCCTCGCCATTGAACCAGATCAGCCATGTGCCGTTGACCTTCTCGACCTTGGTGATTTTGCCGCTGGTAACGGCAGGCGTGGGGCGCTCGGCGTAGGCGGCGACGTCTGTAGCTTCTGCGAACGGTGTGGCCATGGTGCGGCTGCGGTCAATTACAACGTGCAGCGCTTTCGTCAGCGTGCTGCCATCCGGGACAGTGTAAACAAGCTGCGCGGAAAAATCTGCATCCGCCTGCACATACAGCCCCATGACCGCGGCGGACGTTTCGGTATACTCGCTATGCACAAGGCTACTGCGTGCGGCTTCATCGGCGGGGGCACCGTAGAAGTCCAGCACCGTCACTTCGTTGGGAAGCACCACATCCAGACTGCTGCCGTCCGCAGGGTATTCTACCTGTGCCAGAATGGGCGCAACGGCATAGTCGGTGCCCTCCAGCAACGGAGCCATCATCGTCAGGTCGTCGCTGTTCAGGGTGTCCGCACTCAGGTAACTGTCTGTGCTTTCTTCCAACTGGTCATTCGGCCAGGCCGAAATGCCGATTTTTGTTTCACCCGTGGCAACGGGCAGTCCCTGACTGCCCATATAGGAACCAGTCGGTGCATCCGGTAAGTCTGTGTACAAAACAGCGCCGTCGAAGGTGTAGTCAGTGGATGTCTCCACCGACGCATCCTCGTCGGCGCTTTGGGATGTTGCGGCAGCTTCGCTGCTTTTGGGCGTGCTTTCTTCACCCGGGTCCGGGTCGCTTGCCTCGGTCTGATGGCTGTCATCTGTGACGGCCTCTTTGTCCTGCTCCATGATGAACGTACCGTCTGCATCAGCCCTCGGAGCCTCCGCAAACGCCCCAGCTGGGAACAGGGAGCAGCACATCATAGCCGCCATACACAAGGCCGCTACGCGCTGCTTGAGCTCAAATTTGTGATTCATTGAACATACTTCCTTCTACTGTTGAATTTTATCTATATAAAAAAGTGCCTGCCGAAAAAACAGCAGACACTTGAGAGTTTGATTTACCTGTAATGCTCAACCGACCTTCCCCTGAAAGAACTCCAAAAATTCCGGCAGCTCCTGGTCCGGCAGCTCGTTCATGACCTGCATGGCCAGGTATTCTGCGCGGCTCACTTTGGGAGCAAATTTGCGGGAGTAGGTCTTGCCGGTTCTCACGTACCCAACATCGTGGATCAGGTCTTTCTCTGAAAGACTCTTCAGGATGGTAAAGACAGAACGCGGCTTCCAGGTGCAGTTCTGGGTCGGGATCAAATCGGAAACGATCTGGCTGGCGATAGCAGGCTCCTTGGAATTCCAAAGGTAGGTCATGATCTGCATTTCGGATGTAGTCATCCGATACAGGGAGTTTTGCTTTTTCATATCCATTCTCCAATCACTGAAAGGTTACGGTCCAGTAGGTGTACTGTCCCTCGGCAGTGCTGCAAAACCAGCAGCCCACGCCCATGCTGGTGAAGCTGGGCTCCATAATATTGGCATAGTGGGCAGGGCTGCCCTGCCAGTAGGTGCAAACGCTGCTGGCAGAGCCAATCGGACCTGCAGCGCAGATCTCGCTGCGGGTCGTCATGCCGCTGTGGTCGAACGGCCCACCTGCCACAAAGCTCTCGCAGCGTGTATCGGCAGCAGCACTCAGGCCACTGTCCATCGTCAGCGGGGACAGCCCCGCCGCGGCGCGCATGGCGTTGATATTCTCCTGCACAGCCCAGTAGGCACTGTCCGAGCTGTCGATGCTCCACCATTCCTCACTGCCCGCCGCCAGGTCAAAGGGGACAGCACCGTAGCTCATGCTGACCTGTGCAGGCTGACTCTCCGCGGCAGCGGGTTCCGTAGCGGGCGCTTCGGTAGGCGCTGCAGTAGGCTCCGGTATGGGAATTTCAGTCGGTGCCGGTGTGGCAGTCGGTTCTGGAGTCTGTGTAGGCGCAGGTGCCGGGCTTTCCGTGGCAAGCGGCGCAGGTGTTTCAACGTCAGTCTCTTCAGTAGCACCGGTAAGTTCTACCAGCGTACTGCTTTCCGGCGTTTGCAAAGTGTTATCGGTCTGCTGTGCGCAGGCGCAGAGGAACACCGTAGCTAAAAGAATGGATAACAGACATTTTTTCATATTATAAATTTCTCCAATCAGTAGTATAAATCATACAGACTACCAGCAAACTCGAGCAGCTTTCTGCCCAGCCAGAACAGCACCTGCGGCGCGCCGTAAGGACTGAGCAAGAATGCCACGATGGCGGATACTGCCGCCTCTTGGTAGCACTTATCGAATAGCGCCAACAGAGCAGCCAGACCGCCCAGTGCCGCCAAAAACCTGCCGCAAACTCCGCAGATAGCAAACAGCACGATTGCAATCAGGCCCAGTGCAAGAAGCACCAGAATGACAGGCACGAGACTAATGCGGATACCCCAGGTAAGGAACAGATTTTTACGTTGAATGGGCATAATGGCCACCTCCTACCTCTATGATACATGGTCTGCGAAATAATGCAAGGCTGTCGATTTCAGCGTTCCAGTTCGTTTTCCTCTCTAGGCGTTCGCACAGAATCGTCCTCGTTTACGACCTCGGCCTCACCCTCCAAAACCGGGGCATCATTGCCCACATTCAGAAGGGCATCCAGCTCGGCCAGGCGCGCACTCTTGTCGTTAAGCTCCTGTTCCTGCAGAAAAGGCTGCTGCAGTTCCTCTTTGGCGCTGTCCAACTGGACGCGCAGCTGCTGTAGATTGTTGCGCAGACCGCTGACCTCCTGCGGCAGGGCAGCAACAACGTTTTGCAGGCGGACCATATTGCCGGCAGCGTCGCTGCCAAGCTCCGTGGTATGGGTGGCCTGCCCGACCAGATGTGCCACAAACACCTTGGAAAGCGGCACATAGGCAACCGTGACTTCAAAGCCCGCATAGTGCCCCACCAAAACATGATGGTCGGCCCGCACGGCAGCACCCACCAGCCCGAGCAGTGCCTTACCGGCATCCTCGCGCTTGTCGTAGGACGTGCCGTCCAGCTCAATGCTGAAAACCAGCTTGCCGTCCTTGTCATAGCTCTGACTGTCCTTGGCGGTCTGCATATCCTTCTCAAACGCCTGAATCCGGCATTCGGTGCCGCGGATCTCTCGCAGAAAGATGCCGGTCACGGCGTCCTCCAGTCGGTAGTGCTGGCTGTTGTAGGCGGCCTTCAGCGTGCGAAGCCGCGCAACCTGAATATCAAGGTCCATCTTTTCTTTGATCATCGGGTTTCCGGCAGCCAGCGCCTTTACCTCAGCGTAGGAGAGCGCAGCCTCGTCTAAATCCTCACAGCTTCGGGCAGGGGATTTCGACGTCATGATTTGCGAAATAAACTTCTGTTTGTTTTCGACCAACTGATAGCTGTAGGCGTCAAATGTGGCTTCGGTTATATAAATAAAGATAGAAACCTCTTTGTTCATGTTACCCTGCCGCACCATGCGTCCATTGCGCTGGGCAATATCGGCTGGCCGCCATGGGCAATCAAGGTGATGGAGTGCACACAGCCGCGTCTGTACGTTGGTGCCAGCGCCCATCTTCTGGGTGCTGCCCATCAGCACGCGAACCGCACCGCTGCGGACTTTGCCGAACAGCTCAGCCTTCTTAGCTTCCGTATCGGCATCATGGATGAACTGTACCTCCTCTTTGGGAATGCCACGCGCCACCAGCTTGTCCCGAATATCGTTGTACACATCAAAGCCGTCCGCGCGGGGCGTGCTCAAATCGCAGAAAATCATCTGCGTGGAGCGCTGCGCCTTTGTCTTTTTCCAAATGGTAAAGACCCGCTCCGCGCAGGCATTCGCCTTGCTGTCGGGGTCAGCGGGCAGAAGTGGATTCATCAACCGCTGATCCAGCGCCAGTTTGCGGCCATCGTTCGTAATGCGCAGCATGTTGTCCTCATTCGGGGCAACCAGGCGATTGCGCACTGCTTCGGCCCGCTCACCCAGTGCCGCTACCATCTGACGCTGCAGCTCACTGGGCGGCAGCTTTACAATCGTGGGCTTGCCGCCTGTGATTTCGGGGACCGGCAGTTTCAGCATATCGGCAGTCTGAATGTCGGCACACTGTTTGAACATATTCATAAGCTCGGGCAGATTGTAAAACTTTGCAAACCGTGTTTTGGAACGGTAGCCGTTTCCCTCGGGGGCCAGCTCAATCGCGGTAACGCTCTCGCCAAACGTAGAGGCCCACGCATCAAAGTTCAACAGGCCTTCCTGCTCCAAAAGCCCGTATTGCAGATACCTCATCATGATGTACATCTCGGTCATCGAGTTGGAAATCGGTGTGCCGGTGGCAAACACAATGCCGTGCCCGCCGGTCAGCTCGTCCATGTACATGCACTTCATATACATGTCGCTGGCCTTTTTGCTTTCGGTCTGTGAGATACCGGCCACGCGTGTCATCTTGGTGGTGACCATTGCATTTTTGAAATAATGCGCCTCGTCCACCATCAGACTGTCCACGCCCAGCTCCTCAAAGGTGATGACGTCATCCTTGCGGCTCTGGTCGTTGAGCTTGTCCAGCTTCCGTTGCAGCTGCTTTTTCATGCGCTCAATCTGCTTGATGGTAAAATTCTCGGCGCGCTGAGCCTTCAATGCAGCTGACTGTGCCACTACATCGTCGATCTGCTTTTGCAGGTACATTTTCTGCCGTTCATCGGAAAGCGGTATCTTTTCAAACTGACTGTGCCCAATCACGATGATGTCAAAGTTGCCGGTAGCAATGCGGGCACAAAATTTTTTGCGATTGGCCTTTTCGAAATCCGTTTTGCGCGCTACCAGAATTTCCGCGTTGGGGTAGAGCAGCAGCGCTTCGGACGCCATCTGCTCGGTCAAATGGTTGGGTACTACGATCAAGGTTTTATTGCAAAGACCCAGGCGCTTCTTCTCCATAGCGCTGGCGACCATCTCGAACGTCTTCCCAGCCCCTACCTCATGTGCCAGCAGTACGTTGTTGCCGTACAGCACATGGGCAATGGCATTGCGCTGGTGTGGACGCAGCGTAATTTCAGGATTCATGCCGGGAAAGCGCAGGTTGCTGCCGTCATATTCCCGCGGACGGATGCAGTTGAATTTGCTGTTGTACAGGCTTACCAGCGCTTGCCGCCGCTGCGGCTCCTTGAAAATCCATTCTTCAAACTTGTCTTTTATCAAGCATTGCTTTGCATAGGCAGCCTCGGTGGCGGCGTGGTTCAGCACGCTTTTTTTGTTTCCCTCTGCGTCGGTAACTGTATCAAACACCTGCACAGGCCGCAAGTTCAGCGCAGCCTCTGTGATTTCATAGGCATTCTTGCGGTTCGTGCCGTAGGTGACGGTTGCCTTGATGCTGCCGTTGCCGTAGCGCTTGTTCGTGATATTCCACTCACCGGTGAACGACGCAAACAGCACCTTCACGGAAAGGCGCGTGGACAACGGCGGCTCCAAAAGCTCCATGAGAAAATCCTGAATGTATTCAGGCGGTATCCAGGTAGCACCCAGCCGCACAGCAATCTCACTAGCGTCGAGGTCCTTCGGCTGTACCTGCTCCAGCGCCTTCACATTGACCTGATAGTCCGGGTCGGACCCAGCGGCCAGCCGGGCAACGGTAAGCTTTTGCCGCACATTGCCGGAAAGGTATTCATCTGCCGGCAGATAGACCGGCTCGGATTGCTCCGGGTCACGGAAGATAACGCCGGTCAAATCGCGGATGATTTCGTCCTGCGCTTTTCCCGTGACCTGCGCCATGTAGGCAAGGTCCACGCGACCCTTCTCGGTCAGGCTCAGCACCAGCGCTTCATCGGCGGTGTCCACATGGTCCACCACCTGGGCCGGGCGGATGGTCCGCTTCGTGAACATATCCGTCTTGCCCCTGTAATGGCCCTCGCTGTCGATATCCTCCAGCGGGCAGAGCAGGAAATACCCGGAATCCTCACGGAACGCCGAAGCTGTGCCGCGGCTGTTGATTAGCCCATACGTATCGTGGTAGGAATCATACTGGGCGGTCAGCTGCGCTTGCAAAGCGGCAATTGTTTCATCGGGCAGATTGTCCAGCTGCGCCCGAATCAGCTCCCGGCAGGTATCCCGCAGAGGAACCAGCGCCTTGATGCGGGTAAGCGCGGTGGTGCTGGCCTTCACAGCACGCATTTTGGAATTTTCGCGGTAATAAACTGTGTCGTCTTTAACAACATAACTGAAATTTCGCGTGTCTGGGTCAGCGTCGAGCGTGTCGCTTTCCTCCTGCGCGTCCTCCCGGTCATCTGCCAGCGTGTACTCGGCCTGCAAATTGGCAAGGGCCGCGTCAAGCTGAACTTCCAGTGATGTTCCATTTTCCAGCGGTGCGCAGGTGGGGCGCTGCCCGTAGGGGCCGCTGACCAACTGCATCTCGCCGCAGATCATCTCGGGATGGTCGATGAAATACCGGTTCAGCGGAATGCCATCGGCAGTCTCGCCCACATGAATCCACGGCGCGTCCTGCTCCAAGACCCGCCCACGCTTTTGCAAAAATAGAATGTCCGAGGTGACGGTTGTACCTGCCTGCGCGGTAAAGGTATTGTTGGGCAGCCGGACCGCGCCGATCAAATCACAGCGGGCAGCCAGATACCGGCGCACGCTTTCGAATTTCTTATCCATCGTGCCGGAGGTCGTTATAAACGCCATTATGCCGCCGACGCGGAGTTTATCTACGGTTTTGGCAAGAAAATAATCGTGGACTTGAAAGTGCAGTTTGTCGTACTGACGGTCCGTAACCTGATACTGCCCAAATGGCACATTGCCGATAGCCAAATCAAAGAAGCTGTCCGGCAGGTCGGCCTTTTCGTAGCCGCAGATTTGAATTTTTGCTTTCTGGTATAACTGCTGCGCGATGCGGCCCGATACACTGTCCAGCTCGACGCCGTAGAGCTTTGCATTGTTCGTATCAAAGCTGCCGCTGCGGTGCCCAAAGAATGCGCCCACACCCATGCTGGGCTCCAGCACATTGCCGCCCACGCAGCCCATGCGGGTCAGCGCGCGGTACATGGCATGGATGACGGCAGGCGGGGTATAAAACGCCGTCAGCGTAGATTCCTGTGCGGCGGCGTATTCCTCCGGCGTCAGCAAATCCTTTAGCTGCTCATATTCGCTGTGCCAGCTGTTCTTGTTGGGGTCAAAGGCATCGGCCAGACCGCCCCACCCGAGATACCCGGCCAGAACATCCTGCTCGGCCTCTGTGGCCGGTGTGCCGCGCTGCTCGATTTGCTTGAGTGTCCGAATTGCATTTAGGTTCGCAGCAAACTTGGCCTTAGCTCCTGTGGGAATCTCCGGCTCATAGGGTGCAAGGTAGTTAGTTGGGGCTTGCGCGGCGGACTCGTCGGAAGGAAGGGCGTTTTCCTGCGGCTCGTGTTCTTCCGCCTCGTCGAGGTCTATTTCCATGAGGCTGTCAAAATCGAGATTGGAGAGCACCGTCTGGTTCAGATCATCGAGCGAGCCATACCGTTCCTGCGCGTAGAGAGTATCGTCCACCAGCTTGGTGACAGTGCAGTGCTCCAAGTCGGCATACACCTGAATGACGTGTTTCTCATCCTCGGTAGTGGTATAGCCCAAATCGATTCGTGTCAGGTCCGAAAAGTCCGGCTCGGTGATCTCAAATTCGTCCTTGAGATAATCCTCAATGTAGGATAGCGCCTGTTCCGTCTGCGCTTGCACAAGGGCTTCGTGCTGCTGCTCGGAGAGCATCATACCGCCGTTGCGCGGGTTAGCGTCCAACTGCCGCTGAAACTCCTCCCGGCTGATGGCGCGCCCAAACAAGGGTACTTCCTCGTCCCGCAGATGCACGTCAAACTGCCCGATGCGCTCCACGGTGAATCGGTGGTCATCCTCCAAGTAGACAACGCTGCCCTCGGCGCAAGTGGGCCTGTTTTCCGGCACGGTACTGGGCTCATCGCGCGCCACACTGGCAACTTCACGCTGCTCGGCAGCCCATGCGGGATACTGTTCCAGCTCCTGCGGCGTCAGAAAGCGCTGCATCTCGATTAGATAGGCAATGCGCTTGGCTGCAGCCCGCCATGGCAGCCTGCGCTCAAAGCGGCCTTCCTCATTTGTCAAAATCAGCTTCAGTCCGGCAGGACCGTGGTCCACCCAGCCATGAGCACCGCTTTGATAATCCCATGACCGACCACCGCTGCCGTATTCCTTCTTCAAAAAAGCAGCGTGGTCGCCCTGCGTGGTAGTGAGCTGCTGATAAATGCGGAATTTGCTGTTCTCAAAATTGCTGCCCACTGCCAGAGCCAGGTTGATTTCCTCGTCCGTGATAACGCTGCCGTCATCCATCTGCGGGGCATTGTACTCTGCAACAGGCAGGGCAGAGCGAATGACGTTTTCCTGCTTTTCCGGGGTGAGAAAATCATCCTTTTCCAATCTGTTATTTTCCGCACTCGGCGGCGAACCGTCAGGCAGTTCAAAGGAAAGCTGTTCCTCTACCTGCGGCAGTTTCTTCGGGTCGACGGTCGCAATCAGCTCATGCTGTTCAATCAAGTCGTTCAGCGCATTGGCCACGGCGCGCCACGACAGCAGCGTTTCCGCGCTGCGGGTCAGATACGCACCCTGCCAGACAAGCAGGCCATTGTCCTGCCTGTGAAATCCCACGCGGGTATCATCAGCAAGCAGAAGTTCTGTGAAAATATCCTTGTAGCTTTCCCGCACAAAGCGCAGCCGGTCAATGAGCAGGGGATTCTTATTATAAAAGGTAAGATATTCGGCGTTGTATGCTCGGGAAGAAGTCTCCATAGCCAGCAGCTGCGGCAGGAGCGTGGGCGGAAATTCAGGCAAAGCAAAAGCGGAGAGCGCTTGCTCGCTCTCCGCCTTTGCGGGTGTTTCGGTTAAACTTCGTACAGTATCGGAAGGATTGTCTCCTCCGCCTGCTTTTTCAGGCTGTTGGCCATCTGCGTCCAGCCCAGCGGGTTCGTCCTGCGGTCCGGCATCGGGGTGGTCTGCATCAGCTCGCGCAGGGTCTTGTCCACCATCTGCTGTGCTGTCCGTCCGATTCGATTGCAGCTCGTCAGCAGCGTGCCCTCCAGCATCAGTTGGTCGCAGAGCGTCGGCTCGTTCTGCTCCAGATATTTCAGACGCAGCCTCGCGTAGCGGTTCAGGTAGGGGTTCGGCTGGTTCGGCAGGGAAAGGCTCGGAATCAGGTAGCCTTCGCGGTTCTTCGTGTACGTCATAAGTAACGGCCTCCTCTCGGCTGTTCAGTTGTGTTCGTGTGCTTTCATTATGAACTGGTTCGTGCGGTATTGCAATGCTGTCACGGTTTAGTCGCAGCGCCTCGCGCCCAATGGCATCTAGCATCGGCTTCGCGGCTGCCTGTACATAGCCACCCAAGCAGAGTGAAATCTGATAGGTGTCGAACTGGCTGACACTTTGAAATGCCGGATAATCCTCGTCCCGCATCGGCAGCCCCAACCGCAACTGCGCCATATAGACAGCGCTTTGTGAGACTAGTTCCTGCAGAAGCGACATTTGCTCGTCAGGCTGCGCCCATTGCAGCGTACTGTCCGCCACATTGCGTTCCAGCATGCGGCGGGCACGATCTGCATCGTTGGAGACGCCATCCTGTGCCAGCGCCGTCAGCCAGTCATCAGATTTATCTTGCAGAAGCAGCGGGCGCGTTGTGTCCGTGACCTCCCACGGCCCGCCGGTGCGTGTCTGGCTCAAAAGTGTGGTATCGTCGATGGCAAAGACCGACTTTGTCACCGCCACGCCCTGTCGGCGCTGCAGCACGGTAATGCATCTGCTGCCGCGCATGACCAGCCGGTTCGCCTTCGTATTCCAGTATTCCATGCTGGCACAGGCTGCGGCGTCGGGCCGCTGGGCGTGAATCAGCAGTTGGTTCAGATAGGTGGTGTGATAGTTGTGGGCGGCAGTGTACAAAAAGCTCTGCCACGCCTGCGGCGATGCTGTGACCCGCACGGCCTCCTGCCGGGCCAGCTGAAATATATCCTGCGGTTTCGGCATCTTGACACCTACCTTTCTAATTCATCTAAATTGTGCTCCTGTCGCTCAACTTCCATATCATGAAGCTCCGGCAACAGTCGGCTTACATCCTTGAAGCCAACTGCATCCACATACAGGGCTTCGGCCTTGTCGCCACGATCCATGACGATCAGATCACTGACGGACAAAGACGGCATACTGTTGGCGCAGGGACGGTCATCATAATTGAAATCCCGGAAGCACTTGTCCGGTGTGTAGTCCCGGGGCATGTTGGCCACATAGGCACAGCGGTAATCGGTGGCCTTCAGCTTGCTTTGGGCGTAGTCATAATCCGTAAAGCGATATTCGCAAGTGTAATGTGGAATTTGATATATCAGCAGTCTGTCCAACTTGTCGCCTGGCTGCGGATGCTCCGGTTCAACATAACAGCCTCTTTTGAAGCATTGACTTGCATACTGCTGGATGTGGCAGAAACGACTACCTACGTAAAAGTGTGTATCGTCAACTGTCTGCACATCTTTCACCAGCTGTGAACCATCCGCGTAGTTTTCAATAATGCGCTGACCGTTGCGCACCTGAAACAGCTGCTGCCCATCACGGTTCAGAAAACGTGAAAATCGAAGTGCGCTGCAAAGATCCGGTGCATTGGCCCACTCGGTTATGTGGATGTCTTTACCAACATGTACCTTTGTGTGACCATTTTCTTCCGTGTAGTAGTGAGGCCGGATACGATCTACGCCAACTGCCGTCACAAGCTGCTTTGCCATTTCAATGAACTGCTTGTCATTGCGGTCTGCAAAGGGGCCGCGGTAATCATCACACAAGTAGTTGATACCGTTACGCACCTGCATGATGGTTACTGCACCATCCGGGTCACGGCGGTCAATTCCAACAGTCAGGCGCGGGTAGGGAAGATTGGTGCGCTCGTTCCAGGTGTACTCGTTGTTGTAGGGCATTTCTCTCAACTGCTTGTAGCGCTTCATCAAATCAGCAGTATTTGAAAAGAACTCCGTGGGAGCTTGTTCTTCAAACTGCTGCGGAAAGACGTGCGACATAAAATCGGGAATCAGGTAATATCTATACTCTGCCATTTCAACGCTCCAGACTGGGTTGTTTTTCCGGCATAAGATGGCGGGAGTTTCGTTCCAGAAGCTGCATGATGATTCCTAGCATCTGTTCTTGTGTGTAGCCGGTGGGGAAGTAGCGGGCAATTTTGCTGACGCTGATGGTCAGCGTAGGGTCACGAGGCGGTACACTGGGCTTTTTGGTGTCCATGATTTCCAGCAGCTTGCCGTGATTCAGCGCACCTTCCTTGCTGGCGGCTTTTAGTTTCTGTGCCTGCGACAGCGAGGGTGAGCAGGACTGGGATTCAATGTAATCGAGGAAATCATTCTGCTCGGTGAGGGAAAGGTAGGAAAGCTCAACCGCGGGGTTGAACTTCAGGCTGCCGTTGTCGACTTTCTTTTGCAGGTCGGGGACGAGACTGTTGAGGCGGATGAAGCGTCGTACTTGTGTTCCGCTATCTCCAGCCTGTTGGCCAACAACGAATGCGCTTTCTGACTTCCAACCAACTTGGTTGGAAGTTGCATCTCGGCGCTCACCTTGATGACTAATAGCCTCCATTTTCATCGCATACGCCCTAGCTTTCTCCATAGGGCTGATATGCTCTCTCTGAATATTGGAATCGACCATGTCAATAATCGCCTGGTCATCATCAATATCCCGCACCTGAACCTTGACCCTATCCAGCCCTGCCCGCTGCGCAGCATGAAACCGCCTGTGTCCACTGATGATCTCATACCCGCCCTCGGTGCGGCGTCGCACGGTCAGGTTGGTGAGCACACCGTTCTCCCGAATGCTGTCCACCAGCTTCTGCATATCCTCATCGTCACGCACCTCAAATGGATGCCCGACGAACGGGTGCAGCTCGGAAAGCGGCACCTCTGTGACCAAATCGCCGCTTTCCCGCTGCCTGTCAGCCTCCGAGGAAAACATATCATCGATTGAGGGCATCTTCATCGCGTTCAAAAACTTGTTCTTCGCGGCCATAGCCGGATACCTCCTTCGCAAATTCAATATAGGCCTTTGCACTGTTGCTTTTCGGGTCGTACAGAATCGTCGGCTCTGCGTTGGCCTGGCTCTCCTGTACCTTCACGTTTCTGGGAATCTCCGTTGTGAAAACGTGAATCTTATTGCCGTAGGTGCTGCGGACCTGCCCGCAGTAGTGGTCGGAAACGTTCGTGTGCTCGGTCATCGTCAGAAGGATGCCCTTCACCCGCAGTCCGGGGTTGATTTTACGCTGCACATTCGCAATAGAGGACGTCAGCTGCGACATGCCCACAACGGAGAATGGCTGTGCCTGCATCGGGATAATAATCTCATTGGCGGCGGCCAGCGCATTGGTCAGCAGCAGGCCAACAGAGGGGGAACAGTCGATCAAACAGTAGTCGTACTGATTGTTGTACTGCTCCAGGCAGGATTTCAGAAGCACCTCGCGGCACATCATAGTGCCCATGGCCAGCTCAAAGCCCGCCAGCCGCAGATTGGACGGGATAAAATCCACCCGTGCGGCAGCCTCCTTGCGTCCGGTCTGGTAGACACACTCCCGATTTTCTATCGGCTTTTCGCAGGAGGTCTTCATCAGCAGCTCCGTAATGGTTTGGTCAAGGTCCTTTTCCGGTGGGATACCGCAGTAGCAGGAAAGATTGCCCTGTGGGTCAAAGTCCACCATTAGGACGCGGTAGCCCTGCTGGGTCAGGGCAATGCCGAGGTTATACGTTGTGGTCGTTTTCCCCGTACCGCCCTTCTGATTTGCGATTGCGATTGTTTTCATCTTGTTTCCTCCAAAATATCATCCATGCTGATGCAGTGTGCGCGGTATTCCTGCATGTACTGCACCAGCGTGTCGTTGTAATCCTTGCCCATCGGCGGCGGGCGGTCCTCCACGGCTTTGCCGCTGCCCGCAAGGTGTGCAATTATATCCTGCGTCCGTGTCCGCCCTGCATTGTCGTTGTCCAGACAGAGGACGATTTTGCGGACTGCCGGGAAATACTTCAAAAACGCATCCAGCGCGGCATAGTCTGTGCCGCCCAGCGCCAGATAGTGGACACCGCGCCACGGCTCCGCGTGCTGCATGAGCTTGAGTGACGCACCGGACATGGCATCAATGGGCGCTTCGTAGACCTCCACCGTGTCAGCGTTGGCACTGGCCGTTATGTAGAACGGGTAAATTTTCTTGCTTCCGGGAATGTCACGCCGAAATTGCAGCTGCGTACAGCTGCGCAGGCTGCCGCCTTGCGCAACACCCTCACCATCACGTCCAACAAATACGCAGTTCGGGTGATTTTTGAAGCTGGTCTGGTACAAAATGCCCTCCTTGCGGCAGAACGCCAGCACATTGGGGTGGATACAGCGCCCGCGTAGATACGCCATAGCTGCATAACTGTTTGCGTCTGGCTTGGGCAACTTGAAATCTCGCGGCGCTTCCGGTTCGGCGCGTGGCTGCGGCAGGCTTACAGGTTGGGAAGAATGAACCACGCCGCCTTGGATGCGGTTGATCTCCCGCACGGCCTCAACATAGGGAACCTTCTCGACGTCGATCAGATACTTCAGCGCCGTGCGCCCGCGCAGGCCAATGCAGTGCCAGCACCAAAGGCTGTCTTTGCTGATCGTCAGCGAACTGTGTACCTTGTGGCGGTATTCCTTGCCCACGAGCTTCAGGTTGCCTGGCTCAACGAGTTTGAAGTAGGTCAGCAGGTCTAGTTCCTTCGCCCGTGTGATTTCTTCCTTCGTCACCCCAGCCATACTCTACACCCCGTATTCTGTTTTTCAATCTGTTTTCTGTATCGTTCTAATCAGTCTAATTACTATCAGTCTTATTTGCATGTGATAATCACATCTCCAGAAGTGTGAAAATCACACTTCAAGAAATGTGATTTTCACATTTCTTGATTTATGACGAAACAGCAAAGTTTTTTACATAAATCAAGCTGGGCTTTCCCAGTCCCTGGCGCTTGCGCTCAATCAGACCTGCATCCTTTTCCAGCTCGAGCATCAGGCGGCAGGCCTTCTGGTTGGCACAACTCAGGGCCTCCATGATTTCCTCGGTGGTGAAGATGATGTAGACCCGGCTCTGTTCATCCAGCCAGTGATTCTTGACCGACAGGCTCATGCGGTCCAGCAGGATACCGTACAGGACCTTTGCATCAGTGGATAGAGGTTTGAACTGCGGGTCGGTGAACAGCACCTTGGGGATGCGATAGAATGAGAACTGCTCGGCCTGACTGCCGTAAAAGTAGTCAAATTGCATGGATGCTTCTCCAAAAAGCGCGCACTCGAATAAGCCTGACAGAATACCGTGCTTTTGGTATCCTAACCGGGCCTTATAAATAAGGTTGTGTGTGGCATTTTACCGTTCCAGTTCCTGCTGGCTCTGGGTATGCTCGTGGGCATGGCCCCAGGTTTTCAGCAGAGAAAAAATCGTGTTCTGCATCTGCTCGGGCGTATAGCCGGGAGGGAAGAACCGCTGCACGTCGGATTGATTTAAGAAAAACTTCTGACGTTGATTGGGCTTCTGCTCGGTGAGCAGGGTATGCAGGTAGTGCTCCGTCAGTGTGCCGCTCTGGCTCATCTCTTTGAGGCGGCGGGACTGAACCAGAGAAGGCGTGGCCTCGCAAAGCTCCATCTCGGCCTGCAGCCACCGTTGGTGCTCGGGCGTCATGTAGGAAATCTCTACCGCGGGGTTGAATGCTATGCGGGCTTCGTCAACCATTTGCAGAATGGGGGAGATGAGGTAGGTCAGGCGGATGTAACGCTGAATCTGCTTGACGCTTTCTCCATTTTGCGTAGCTACGATTATATTTGAACGTTGAGACAACTTCGGGCCAACTTGGCCCGAAGTTGCTCGGCCCTGATGCTTAATTGCTTCCAGTTTCATCCTGTACGCAAACGCCTTCTCACTCGGCAGCACATGCTCCCTTTGAATATTGCTGTTCACCATTAAAATGGTAGCTTCATCATCCGTCAGCTCCTGCACGCGGACCGGCACCTTCTCAATGCCCAGCTCCCGGCAGGCCTCGCAGCGGCGGTGTCCGCTGATAATCTCATAGCCGCCCTCGGGCCTCGTGCGCACGATCAGCGGAACAATAACACCGCTTTCCCGGATGCTGTCCACCAGCTCGTTCATCTCCATATCCTTGCGGACATGGAACGGATGGTTGGCAAAGGTGTGCAACAGCGCAGGGGAGACGTTCAATTCCAGGCTATTCGGCATGATTTATCCCTTCTTTCCTTCTTTTATCAGTCATAAAGCAAAATATATTTATAAAATTCGTACATTTCTATTGACATTCTCGGTGCAGTCAGTTATAATAATCAAGCTGATTCGAGACAGCCCGGTTGACCGGGTGTAGCGCAGTTTGGTAGCGCGCTTGAATGGGGTTCAAGAGGCCGTGAGTTC